GTGGCGGTTCCCGCTGAATCGAGCCAACCGCTCGGCCGGGCTGAAATCCTCAATCAATTCAACGCGGAAAAGTCTCCGGCCCGTCGGTCGGAACTGCTTCGCAAACTCGGGCTGTAAGGCCCACTAGGAGAACACTACAATGGCCAACTCAATCGGAACGACGAATGCCAACGTAATCGCTCAGAGGGCTCTCGAGATCCTCGTGGCGGATTACAGCTTCCTGAGAAACTCCGTCACGGATTTCAGCAGCGAAGCGGCAAAATACAACGCCTCGATCTACACCCACCGCATCTCTGCGACGACCGCCCAGGACTACTCGCAGGCCAACGGCTACGTGGCGACAGCTACCACACAGACCGACGTTCAGATCACTCTGAACAAATTCAAACACGTTTCGTATTCGGTGGACGATCAAGAGCGTACCAGCTCCAACATCAACCTGATCGAACGGTTCGCAGGTGCGGCCGCTCACGCTCTTGGCTTGCAAATGGTCGGTGACCTGCTTGCGCTCGTTACTTCCAGCAGCTTCACCAACGCTCTCACGCAGAGCTCGGCGACCTTCAGCTACGCCTCCGTGGTGTCGGCTGGAATCACCCTCAACAATAACAACGTTCCCCAGCACGATCGGTATGCGGTTTTGGCGCCTTCATACTATGGCCGTCTCTTGAATGATTCGACCATCGTGGCGAACGCTCAGATCACCGGTGAACAGGCCCGCACGGCTGGCATCGGATCCGTTGCCGGGTTTAACATCAACATGTACAGCGCGGTGCCTTCCAACAGCATCACCCTCGGCGGCTTCTTCGCCCAGCGTGAAGCGCTCTTGATCGCAGCCCGCGTTCCCGAAATTCCTACCAACGTTCCAATCCCTGGAACGATTGATACGGTTACGGAACCTCGGACTGGACTTTCGATCCAAATAAGGGAGGCATATAATGTGTTTTCGGGGCAGCTCCAGAGAACCTATGCCCTAATTTACGGCTGCAAGGCCGGCGAGACCAACAGCCTCGTGCGCATCAACGGCAGCTAATTCACTCGGGGAGGGCGGTGGGCTGAAAGGCCCGCCGCCCTTTCCACTTTAAGAAATCCTCGCATGTCTGAATTTACTGAATGCCTGAAGGAAAGTCTGGCGGCTCTTTACACCCAGACCGGCACCGCCGCCACCATCGGATCCACAAGCGTCACCGGGATCCTGTCCGTTGTCTCACGCAAAGAGAACGTCGAGCTGGGCGGTTTTGATTTGGATCTGAATTCCACGTTCACCATCGACCTGACCGCCATCTCATCGGCTCCAACAATCGGATCCATTCTTGTGGCCAACTCCGTCAGCTACCGAGTGGCGTCTTTGGATACGTCGATCGGAAGCTACGTCCTCGGACTTCGAGAGGTTTAAACGTGGCCACCCGAAATCCTAAAATTTCAATTTACATGATTGCCGGGCACGAGGCGCAATTCATGGAACGCTGTCTGACCGCATTCAAACCGTTCTGCGATGAACTGGTCGTGTGCATGGCGCAGGGATCCCGGCCGGACGACGGTACCCGGGCGATCGCTGAAAAGGCTGGGGCGGTCATCACGGAATATCACAACGCACCGGCAGGCGCCGATTGGCCGCATATCGACAACTTCGCCGCCGCCCGCAATAAAGCACTGGATGCCTGCTCTGGGGATTATGCCGTATGGATCGACTGCGATGACCTGCCCCATAAAGACCTAAAAAACGCGTTTAAAAGGGCCGTGGCGGCGTTTGAATCCGATCCGAAGGTCGGGATCTATGCCGGAGTTTATGCGGTTTTAAACGCCAAACTGACCCCAGTACGGGAACGGATGGTCAAGAAAACCGACAACGGATGGACGGGCCGGTGGAACTACGCCGTGCACGAGGCGCTTTTGCCGCTTCCGGGGTTCACTTCAGTCGGTGAGCAGGCCGTCTGGGTTGAACATCACCCCGGTGGATACAAGCAAGGAAGCGCTGACCGGAACCTGCGGATTCTCAAAGCGCAACTGAGCGAGGCCGGCAAGTACGCGTATTATTATCAACAGGAACTTTTCCTATCCAACAACCGGGCGGAATCGATCACCTGGTCAAACGCTGCCGCCCACTGGCCGGATCAGGAGCCGACGCTGGCCTATGAGGCCATGAACAATCTGGCGAGCGCAACGCCTGACCGTGAGAAGCGGATCGAGCTTTATCACAAGGCGCATCACATGAATCCCAGCCGCCGGGAATCTCTTTACTATTTGGCCCGGGAGGAAGCATCGGTCGGCCGTTGGTTGTCGGCTTATCATTATCTCAAATCGGCGATGGTTCAATCGGATCCCGGCGTCACGGTCTGGAACGCCCAGCGCACGGTCTATGACTTTGAATGCATCGATCTGTACATCGCGGCGTGCCGTGCCGTTGGCGACAACGATGAGGCCGATCGAGTGACTGCAAGCTGGCGGAAGATTCGTCCGGTCAAAATCTCAATCTGTCACGCCACCCGCGGGCGACCGCAGGAAGCAATCAACGCGCGTATTCTATGGATGAAAAAGGCGGCCGATCCGGCGGCCGTCGAATGGATCTTTTCCTGCGACGACGATGACGAAAAGGCGAAGACGCTCAAACCGTGGGGGCCAGTCATGGGCAAGGGTAGCTGCATCGCCGCTTGGAACAGGGCGGCCGCTGTGGCACAAGGTGAGATCATCGTGCAGGGCTCCGACGATTGGGATCCGCCGCTGCACTGGGATCAGATCCTGATCGATAGGTTGGGCGATACCAGCAAGCCGAAGGTTTTGGCGATCAGCGACGGCCACCGGCAGGACGAACTGCTGTGCATGGCGATTATGACCCGGGCGAGACTAGAGGATCAGGGCGCCATGTTTGCGACTGAATATGATCAATGCTCGGGAATCTTTTCTGACAACGAATTCAGCCACAGAGCGAAATTTGACGGAGTGATCGTGGACGCGAAAGACGTGGTCTTCAAACATAACAACCCATTCTTCACCGGCGCACCACAGGACGAAGAATTCAAAAAGCACAACGCCACAGAAAACTACACGCTGGGAGAAAAGATTTTTAAGGAACGCAATCCGTGATTCACACGCACAATGCGTTTAGACTTGGCGACAATCTGGTGCAGCTAAACTTTCTGCGCCGCCTATGCCTGCAAAATCCTGAACTAGAGATCACGCATTATTACAATCCCGAGCTGTGCAGATTTGAGGAAATCGACGCGCTCCGGTCTGATATTACACGCCGGCTATTTCTCAAGACGATTGACCAAGCTCCCAAAGACAGCATCGACTCCTGGCGCGGATCCGACGGCTACTGGTACGGTCATCCCGACAGATTGGATTTTGCAAAGTTTCACCTGTGCTGGTTTGAGGAACTGGCCAGCCGGATGGCCGTAAAAAATCCAATACGCAAAACGGAAGATCTCTTGTTTGATTATTGGGCGCTCGAATCGTTCATTCCTATGACCGAAGACTTCGACGTCGTCGTCATCAATTCGCCGGGGCTGTCGAATCAATTCACAAATTTCAACAAAGACGACTTCACCGTTTTAATTTCAAAACTTGTCGCAAAAGGCCATCGAGTAATCACAACGGCGCCGACTGAAATCTGTCCTGCCTTTGAAAATAAAAACGTCACTTGGATCGGAGCCACGGCCGCCAAGGCGAAAGCGATCATCGGAACATCCACCGGGCCGAGCTGGCCGTGCCTGAACGTTCACAATAAAGACGCCTTTCACCTGCTTTGCGCCGATACCGAAAACGTGATCCTTACTGAACGCGGGCAGATGGCCAGAAGCGCATTTCACGCCATTCATATTTTGGAAGAAGTGGGGCTGCTTTGAAAGCTGAGCTGACGAAAGCCATGGAAACTTTGGCCTGGGATCCGGCCGTCCGGTTTATTGGATACGGCGTAAAAGTGGGCGGTCGGGCCGCCGGCACACTGAACCGCGTTCCAGATTCTCAACTGATCGAGACGCCTGTGGCTGAAAATCTTATGGTTGGAATGGCGACCGGCCTGAGTCTGGCAGGACTCAAGCCAGTTGTTTTTATTGAAAGAATGGATTTCATTCTGAACGCCTTGGACGCAATCGTGAACCATTTAGGCGCTGCGGCCCGGATAAGCTGCGGGCAATTTTATCCGGCCGCCATCATCAGAGTGGTCATCGGAAATAAAAAGAAGGCACTTTTTACAGGGCCAACGCACACGCAGGACTTCACCCAGGCGATCAGGGGAATGGTAGACTTTCCAGTCATCGATCTTTCACACCCTTCGCAAGTGGCCGGTGAATATAAATTTGCACTTGAGGGACTGAGCTGGGGCCGATCGACCATGCTTGTCGAACGAAAGGACGATTGGTGAAGCAGAACAAATACAGCGACCTGAAAATCTTTTCGTTCCCGGATAAAATCCACAGCTTCCGAGACGATATTATCACGGCCCCAATCTACGTGCGGATCAAACCGACGAATATCTGCAATCATGCGTGCCGTTTTTGCGTTTATTCTGACGGCACAACACGGCCTAAAGATCGCCCGGATCTACATCTGCAAGCCGGAATGCACACCAGCATGAACGAACGAGACGTCATGCCTACGGCCAAGGCGATGGAACTGATTGAGGATCTTTCCAACATAGGCACCAAAGCCGTGACGTTCAGCGGAGGC